ACCGTAAACTGGGTGAGAAGCTAAATATTGTGGGTGGAGCAGCAGCTTCAACGCCAGAGGCTAAAACCAGTGGTGAGAATGTTATTACCCGCACGACTAAAGACGGTATTCAGATTGAATTGTTAAAAGATTCGAAGTTTGACAGCGTAACGACTGGCAACACGACCTTGAACAAAAATGGTCTGACTATTAAAGAAGGTCCAAGCATCACTAAAGACGGCATCAATGCAGGTGGTAATAAAATTACTAATGTTGCGGATGGTATAAATGCCAAAGATGCAGTGAATAAGAGTCAGTTAGACAATCTTGCTGCCAAGCAAAATGCAACTGATGATGCAGCAGTGAAATATGACGATGTCAAAACTAAAGACAAGGTTACCTTAAAAGGTAAGGACGGTACGGTTTTAGATAATGTTAAAGCTGGCAATATTTCAGCGACATCAAAAGAAGCGGTAAACGGCAGTCAGATTCATAAGATTTCTAACAGCATCAAAAATAGTATTGGTGGAAATACAGTTGTTAATCCGGATGGTAGCCTGACTACCAATAATATTGGTGGAACGGGTAAAAACAATATTAATGATGCAATTAGTGAAGTTAAAAATACTGCAACTAAAGCAAAAAGCACAGTATCTGAAGGCAATAACCTTGTCGTAAAAGAAACTATTAATAAAGATGGTAGTACAAACTATGAAGTCTCAACCAAGAAAGATCTAACTTTAGATAGCGTGACTACTGGTGATAGCGTACTCAACAATAATGGTTTAACCATTAAGAATGGTCCAAGCATAACCAAAGATGGCATTAATGCTGGTAGTAAGAAAATTACTAATGTAGCTGAGGGTGTAATCGCGCAAAATTCTAAAGATGCTGTAAATGGCGGTCAGGTTCATAAGATTTCTAACAGCATTAAAAATAGTATTGGTGGAAATACGATTGTTAATCCAGATGGCAGTATTACTACCCAGAATATTGGTGGAACGGGTAAAAACACGGTTCATGATGCAATTAAGTCTGTAGATGACAAAGTGACTAATGGCGTAAATGATCTAGCTAATAAAGGTCTTAACTTTGGTGCAAATGACCAAAAGGCAACCAATGGTAAGGCTGTGCATCGTAAGTTGGGTGACACCATAAATATTGTTGGTGGGGCTGATGCGAAAACTGCTGAAGATAAAACGAGCGGTGAAAACATTATTACCCGTACAACTGAAGATGGAGTGAAAATTGAAATGCTTAAAGATGTGAAATTCGACAGTGTAAATGTCGGTGGTCATGTCTTGAACCAACAAGGATTAATCATCAAAGGTGGTCCAAGCATTACAGTTAATGGCATTGATGCAGGTGGTAAGAAAATTACCAATGTTGCCGATGGTGTAAATGCCAAAGATGCCGTGAACAAAGGCCAGTTAGACAAACAGATTAACGATGTTAAAGATCAAATCGGCAAGGATGTTGGCAAACTATCTGATCAGGCTGTCCAATATGACAAAGATAAAAATGGCAATGTCAATAAAAACTCAGTGACTTTAGGTGGTGGTGATAAAGGTACCAGCCTGAAGAATGTTGCTGAAGGTAAAGTCGAAAAAGGCTCTAAAGATGCGGTTAATGGCGGTCAACTATGGAATGTTCAGAAACAAGTCGATAAAAATTCGACTGACATTAATAACATTCAGAACAATATTGACAACATCTCTAAAGGTAAATCTGGTCTGGTTCAACAGCAAACACAAAATGGTGAAATTACTGTTGGTAAAGACACCGGTGGTACTAGCGTTAACATGGCTGGAAAAGACGGTAACCGTGTCGTACAGGGTGTAAAAAATGGAGAAATTAAAGAGGGTTCTAACCAAGCTGTAAATGGTGGGCAAATCCATAAAATCTCTGAAAGTATCAAGAATAGTATTGGCGGAAATACCACGATTGATCCTAAAGATGGTTCAATCACTACTAATAATATTGGTGGTACTGGTAAGAACAATATTAATGATGCTATTGGCACATTAAACCAGTCAAATCAAGATCTTGGTAATAAAATTAATAACTTGGGTGACCAGTTACAACAAGTGTTCTATGACACCAATAAACGTATTGATGATGTTGAGAAAAAAGCCAATGCCGGTATTGCTGCAGCTATGGCTTTAGAAAATGCACCATTTGTTGCAGGTAAATATACTTATGCAGTGGGTGCCGCATATCATGGTGGTGAAAATGCAGTCGGTGTGACATTACGTAAAACTTCTGACAATGGTCGTTGGTCAATTACTGGTGGTGTTGCAGCAGCTTCACAAGGTGAACCAAGCGTTCGTGTTGGTATCAGTGGTGTTATTAACTAAGAAACTGGTGGGAGAGCTAAGTCTCTCCCTACTCAAAATATGAAGAGAGTAAAGAGATGAACAAAACAATCCAAAGCTTAGTGGTGGCAACTCTTGCTGGTTTCTCAGTGGTAACTTCTGCAAATGAACCAGCTCAACAACAGGAAATTAAATTCCCAGCCATTGAAAAAAGTTACCTTAAGCAAGTAAAGCGCTATGAATACCAAGATGTTGCACGCTTAGATTCAGGATTAAATAAAGACCAAATTCGAGCTTTATTAGGAAATCCACAGTTTAGCGAAGGGGTATTTGCTGTAAAAGTTTGGAATTACGTGTTAGATATACGTGTCCCTAAAAGTAATCAATACCAGCGCTGTCAGTTGCGTATTGATTTTGATAAACAATATTTAGCAGAACGTTTATCTTGGAAGGGTGAAGCATGTGAGGGTTTGATGGCTTGGGGTGAAAATAACCAAATGCCAGTACAGACTAATTTAATAAGTGAACATACAGCAAGTGTATTATTTGCCTTTGATCGTTTTGATGCTAAAGCTATTGATCAAAGTACGAATAACCTTGAGAAAGTTGCTGAACAGATCAAAAAAAGCCCTTCAATGAAGCCGATTATTATTTCTGGCTTTGCTGACCCATTAGGTAAATTTAGTTATAACCATCAATTGTCATCACAGCGTGCAAATACAATTGCGAAGTTACTTGTTCAACAGGGGATAGACCCTAATCGTATTCAAATTCAGGCGAATAGCCAGACCGATTTATACCAGCAGTGTTCAGGTAACAATAATGCAAAACTCATTCAGTGTTTAGCACCAAATAGACGTGTTAATATTACTTGGTAAACGGTCTGTCACGCAGAAGTAACCATCCTTAGGGTGGTTACTTTTTCGTTTTAGGAGACTGAAAAAATAAAAAAGAATATATTTAAGTCTATTAAGTTTTATAAATTTTTATTTAAATATTATCTTTTAAAACAGTAAATATGTTGAGGAGTGAGTAAAGCATCTAATGGCTGATCCCAACTTTGACGTTTTAAAGTATGCTCAATAAATTGAAATTGATGAGCGATTCCCAAACGATAAGGCTTATGTTTTGCACTTGCCAATGTGCGGTCATAATAGCCACCTCCCATACCAATACGTGTACCGTATTGATCACAAGCTAAAAGTGGCATCAGAAGTAAATCAAGCTTTGATACATGTTTTCCTCTGGTTGCCATGGGTTCTTTCATACCTAACGGATGATGAGAAAAACGTCGATTTAAATATTGGTTTCTAGATATTCTTACCCAAACTAAACGCTGATTCATAGAACAAATCATTGGTAAATAAACTTGTTTATTTTTTTGAAAACATAACTTTATGAGAAGATCTGTATGAACTTCTCCAAAGGCATGTAAATATAAACCAATTTTTTTTGATGAATGGAAAATAGCAAGGGTGTTTAGATGATGGAGCACATTAAGCTGAGCTTGTTTTTGCTCTAATGGGGTTAAAGAGCGTCTTTTAGATCTTAAATTTTTTCTAATAAAACTAAGTTCAGTCATGTTTAAATCTAACAAAGATTTGAGATCAGTTGAGCAAAATTATACCTATTTTTTTATAGCTTTATGGAAATAGCAGAATAATTAGTAAATCACTTTAAATTTATTTAGTTAATTGTCATAAATAGATCTGATGCATCTGCTTTGACGATAAAATTTCTATTTCTTTACGTATTACCAATATTTATTTACATTTAATGAGATAAGAATAATTAAAAAGATGAATGTGAAATTGTTAAGCCTATGAAGTTAAAAATTTTAACCATTACAATAAGCACCATATTACTACTTGGTGGGTGCACAAAACAAACAGAACCTGAAGCTGCTGAAGTTGACTATAAAGCTCAATTTGAAGAGTCGGACCGTAAAATTGGAGAATTTTTAGATCAATTGGATAATCCGAATACGCCACAAGAGGTTAAAGTCAAAATCTTGTGCCATGACTATCCTGAGGTTTACAAGACCCAATATATGCCTGCATTAATAAAAATTTCACCCAAACCTTATACCGAAGAAAAATTGTTGTCAGATTTGAAAAGTGCAACTGACTACTACAAAGATGCCTTTGCGATCAGGTGTAACCAATAAATTGATTTAATGTTTTGCATCTCAAAAAATCCGATAAGTGTGAATTGATTGGCATTATTGAGATGTGGTAAATTTCATTTTGTCTTTCTTTATAGTTACTAATTTAGGGGGTTCTAGATATGGAAATCTTGAAATTCTTACAGAGTTTTAATACCGTTGGTACATACTTAACGATTGCTTCAACTGTTTTGCTAGGTCTGATTATCTATTTTTACGTGATTAATCCAGCGTGATCTTTTAAAAGAAATAGTAAGAAATTTTCTTATTAATTTTAAACTATAAAAATAAGGTAGGGTCATGAAGTATAGATTATTGCTTGTTAGTTTTTTTGCTTTAAGTTGTCATGCTGACGAAAATGTAAGTGATCCCGAGATTTGTAATGTAGTGAAAAAAGTTGCTTATACTGTCATGGAAGCACGTCAACAAAAAGTTCCATCGCAAGATTTGCAACAGATAGCGAATAGTCTTGAAGATCCAAAAGCAAAACAACTTTACCAAGATTTAATTAATTCAGCTTACTCTGCGAAAGTATTCAGAACTAGTTTCTTTAAAAGAAAAGCCATAGAGGATTTTCAAACAGGCTGGTATGAAGAGTGTCTTAATAGAAATGAAAAATAATATTGAAGAGGGGTGAGTAGATTAATTAAGCTGCAATTTAATGTTTAAAAAAGAAAATTTTAGACTGAAAGGTCTGTATGGAAAACTATATTAAAATTAAGTATTTTGAGTTTTTCTTATGTATTAAAACTAAATGCTCCGAAGATGCCGCTGCATGTGTCGTTACCCTGAACCCGATGAGTTCTCGGGTAGAAACGATTTTATAGCAATATGAAACAATATTAGATCATATTTAACCACATGAAAATTATTTTTAAGTTTTTGTATTTTAATAAAAATACCTGAAACAATATTAAAGCATATATCATAATTCGAAAATATACTTTATTTGCCTACTATCTGCCTATTTCTATTAATTTGCCTATTTTTATTGGTTTTTAGCCTATTGTTTGCCTACTAAATTTTTACAATAAAAAAGGCGGTTAAACCGCCATTTGTGATGTTGAATGGATGCGCTGCCGTTCAATATAAGCTAACACATCTGCTTTTTTATAAAAAATTTTTCGATAGTGGACTTTTGAAAAGGGAATACCTCCACCTTCACAACGTTTTTTCTGCAACCAAGAGGTCGAGACATCAAGTATTACCGCAAGTGATTCTGGTGAAAATTCTGCATCATCATTAGCAGCATTGAACTTTTCAATCTCAGCTTGTTTATCAATACATTTCATTCTTTTCATTCCTCAGCTCCAGATCCATAAAATTGTTTTGCTTCATCAAAGCTTTTAGTTACAAGGGGAGCAGATCCTTTCTTGTAGCAATTCACAATTTCATCAAACTTAAAAACACGTTCAGCTGTCTTCAAATCAAAGCATTGATACATTGCTTGGGTGAACCAGCTTTCTACATAAAATAGTTTTTTAATATGATCCTTACGTGTGCCGTGCCATTTCTGGACTTTGATAACATCATCGAAAATTTCTAAGAAAAAGTTGTTGCCTTCCTTTTCATGCATTTTTCTATAACGCTCAACAGCTCTCTCAGCTATCTCTTTAGAAGCTGCTGGAGTTTGTTTAAAAGGGCTATAACCTTCAGGTCGCATTGCAACCGCCCACAATGTTGATTTACTCATTGTTGTGCTCCAAGCAGTAAGTAACAGCTAGTTCTAAGGTTTCAAATTCTTTTTCAACATCATTGTCGAGAAACGCCGTCCAATCTTCATTGCCGAAACATTTTGAGATAAGAACACTTCCTATCCAAACGTCATCACCATCAAATTCCACAGCACTTTCAGCTTTAATCATTCACGCCACCATTTTATAAATACGTTTAACTTCATGATTAAGCTCATCCATTGCTGAGCGTCCTTCTTTGAAATACTTCAAAAGCATTAACTTGTATCGCTCTTGAGCTGCTTTGTTCATCTCACCTTTATCGGTTAAGGTGAGAGTAGCTTTATTGCCTTTAATCAGGTTCACGCCGTGTGGTGTACCTCGTCCGCGATAACCAGCATTTACGTTGAACACTATGAACTTCTCGAAAAGCTGCTGAGGTAGCAGCTTTGGCTCGAAAAGAAACTCTGGAGTAGTTTGTTTCGACATTAGAAAGGTTCCTCCAGTAAATAATCATGTTCAGCTTCTGGTTGAGAGCCTGATGGATTCTCTAATTCATAGCGGCGTTTTCTCACATACCCCATAAGCTTCGGTTGAATCTGTGGATCACGTGCAGCTACATCAATTTCAAGAGCATCTAATGCCGTCAAGTCTGGTGCATTCTGGATCTGAACCATTAATGATGGCGGCTCATTTGCAGATGCCTTTTCTTTTTCTAAATGTTCAAGTCGTTTGTGAGTTGCAAGAAGCAAAGGTTCCATTTGTTTATCAGACCAAGTACGGGTATAGCGATAAACTGCATTAACTTCGTCAGGTGTTTTTGATTCACTAACGCGTTGCAGAAGGGTATCAAGGTTTTTTTGATATTCAGGATCTAATGTCGGGTCATTAGTATCTGGAACTAATGGATCCTCAGAAGCGGTGACATTGGTTTGCTCAGTTATAACAATCGAGGGCTTCTTTGCTTCAGCAATAATTTCACAAGTCTTTTCTGAAACGAGTGTTTGTTCAGCTTTAGTTTGTTTACCTTTTTGACCTCTTGGTTTGTCTTTAGTTACGTCTATTACTTGAATATCAGTAATCATATTGCCAAAAGTTTTACCTATAGCTTGAAGTTGAAGCTTTGCATTTTCTTCATCAAGCTGTGCAAACCCATTACCAACACTTAGACAAGTTTCACCATTTTTAGAGTTATATGTGGTACGCAAGATATGGGAAGGCATAACAATATAGATAACTTGGCCATCTTCTAAATCATGCGGTTCAACTGGCTTGGTGAATGTAATTTCTGCTAAAACAGTTGTTTCAAGCTGAATGCAGAACTCGTAATAGGGTAGACCAAATACCGTTGCTGGCATTTGATCAAGGGTGCTAAAAGACTTATCAGCTTTTAGTGTTCCATCCCCAGCGTAACGACAAAGGACAGTTTTACCTTTTTGAAGAGCTGCAAATGCTTCAGATGCTGTTAGTAAATTATTCATGCTGTCATCCCCGTTTTAGCCAATGTCTCAATGTCTTGTTTAACTGCCGTAAGTTTTGCCGCTTCAATTTGAGTGAGTGCATCAATTCCGAAGTGCTCACAAACTGTTTTTACATCTAGACCGCGTTCAGCAATAAAGCCCTGTAGCTCATCGCGTTGTTCTGCTGAAATCTCAACAAAGTTATTTGCCGCCTGTGTCTGGTTTTGGCTCAATTGATTTTCATGCTCACGAGCAGTTTGTTCATTTTTGCGAATGATGTTTAAGAGCTGATTTTTTGTTTCTTCAAACTTTTGTTGTTGAAGATCCATCAAGCTATTTAACTTGCGCTTTAAGCAGTAATTCTCGATGTTGATCCCAGCGCGCTGCATAAGATCTTCAATTTCTAAAAATTGATTACCGTCAATAGTTGCATCGGCAGTTCCAGAAAGAAGCCACTCGCGTAGACAAACGCCAGTACCTTCATTAATCATCATCGGTTCAGTGAAAATATGAGTTCGGTCTTTAGTGGCATTTGCAAAATGATCAGCATTTAAGTCAAGCACCGTAGTGAACTCATATTCGATACCGTCACGCTGTTCAGACTTCATCCCAACCTTTTCAACTTTCTTCTTGCCATTAGTTTCGGTTTGGATCGTATCCATCTTGCTTCGCAGTGTTACGATGATGTGAATACTTGAATGAAGAATGGCATCTATAAATTTGCGATGACGTGGAGTGACTTCGCTCCAAGCTGCCCAGCTATTACCTTTAAATTTTCCTTTGGTTAGGGTGTCTACAATTTCCAAACACCCACCAGTACCAGACCACTCATGAGTAATACTGTCCAAAATTAAAATATCAAAACCCGCTTGCTCAGCTGCTTTGATCGCTGCTGTAAATTTTTCTGGTGTATATGGCGGTGTTAGGTTTGCAGCGTAGAAGTCATAACGATCTGCATAAAGCGATGCGCTACTGTCTTCTGTATCAACAACGGCAATTCGACCACCAATACCGGCAGCAAGTTTTAGGGCACTTTCAGTTTTCCCTGAGCCAGTAGGACCAGATAAAGCAAGTCTTAACTTAGCTTGCTTACGTTCAGCTTTTTGGAAAAATACGTTCATTTTTATTATCCTTATCTTGAGCCAGTGAAGCCGCGTTTTTGCTTGTAAGCAGCACGGTCATACGCAGGAATATTTGATTCACGAAGATCGATAGCTAACTGTTTCTTGCGTTGAAAGCTGATCTCTTGCGTAAGTTCATTCCATACTTTCGGATATTCAGTTTTGAACTTCTCGACATCTAAAGGCGTCTTAACTTCTTTGATGGTTTTGTACAGCACAGTTCCATTTGCATTTGATGCATATACCTGCCAGCCGATGCGAACCGAATACAAACCAGTGTTGTCACGACCCAAGTAAGACTTGTACCCATCTGGGTGTTTTTTGAAATTAGACATATTCAGCCTCCTTACATTCGCATGTGCCAACAAATGCATAAGTAAGCGGGCTTGGCGCATCAGATGGTGAAACATCCTTAATATTTAAAGGAATAATTTCCTTTCGATATTTAACTAAAACAACATCACCTTCGCGGCACTCAACAATCCCTTCTCTTGAAGAAAAACGAGCAGACTTGGAAGTTTGGGTTACTTTGCAAAATGAAACCTCATCACCAGCTTTGATTTCTGAGCGATCCACAGGGATAATTTTCTTGCACGCAGGGCAGTTATAATTTTTCATTAGGCAGCCTCCAACCATTTATTACGATCGATATAGCCCACCAATAAAATATTTATATTTTTATGGTCGTCACGATTGGTAAAGTCATTAAAGGGTTTGCCGCGGAGGTCTGTTACTGACTCAATGGCCAAGTTAGTAATTTCGGCTGCTGTACAGTCTGAACCTGCTACGCCGTAACTATCTGCTACGCCGTAACTATCTGCTACGCCGTAACTATCTGCTACGCCGTCAAAATCAAAACTTACGCTTAACTTAAAGCCGTCAATGCGTATAACAGCTACACCAGTTTTTTCACCAGTTTGTTTAATACCTAGAAGCTCATATTCAGAAGCAACCATTTGCTTGCTTTCATATGAGTAATTAGAAGGGACGCTAGAATTAGCGGCACGGTATTCACAAGAGCCAAGGGCAACAAGTACAGCAATTGCTGTAATACCTGTTACCTTGTGCTTGTGTGGAATTGATTTTGCATTCATAATTGATCTCGCAGTTTGCAAAGCACATCGAGAGGTAGAAGGTTCGGTGTGCTTTTTTGTTGTCTGTGAGAAAAATATACCTGCAAGGTAAAATAAAGTAAATACCTGTGGGGTGAAATTAGTTGATTATTTTTTTACTTCCTAGGTGTATTTAATGTAAAGGCCATAAAAAACCCACCAATTGGTGGGCTTAAATAATGGTTTATTAAAATAATTAATGAGCTTTTGGATGCTGTTGTCTGTGTTGGCTAGGAGGCACAATATCGGTAATAGCAGTTATGCTTTCGACTTCATCCATATCAAAAGTTAAGCGTTCACCGCCGTTTACAGCTAAAAGATTTAAAACATTATTATGAATGCCAATAAATTCTTTAATTGTGCATCTACCATCTTTTAAGCAAACTTGCACAAATTCAGTCGGCGTTAATTCTGCATCTGGGTCACATACTACATACCAGCCATTACGGATAGCGGGATACATTGAGTCACCAGTTCCTTTAATTGCATATGACCGATCACCAGCAGTGTGAGTTGGAACATACCCATCGCCAGCGTTTCCATCATACCCCATGTCTGTAAAATAACCGTCCATGCCCATCTTGCTGTATGCCTTAACTGGAACCCATCTTTTTGAAATAACTAATGGTTTTTCGATAACATTTGAGAAAAGTACAGCATCTTCGCTGTCAGGAATATTATATTTTTTCTTAAATGCTTCTATGTCGAGTTGCTTAAAACTAGCAGCGCCATCTAATTGGTGTGCATTTTCATTTTGAATTTCAGATTGATCAAGGTACCCACGCGGTTTATTAAAAGCTTCTTCTATTTTTAAAGCTGTTTCATCACCAATATTCTTTGTTGGATTCTTTCCAATGTATTGGCTTACCAATCCATAAGACATATCAATCTTTTCGGCGAATTCAGAACGAGTTAGTCCCGATTCCTTCATTAATTTTCTTGTATTACCAAGCCTAATTTCATGAATAGTCTTTAATTCACTCATTTTTTTCAATTCACCTCTAGCGCTGAATTCAAAATACCTAATAGGTAGAAAAAATAAATACCCTAACAGGTTGTATTTTATTTACCTTGTGGGTATATTTATTAAATATATTTACCAGTGAGGTGTATTAATGCTTACTCTTCATAGCTATTGGCGGGGATTAAGTGAGAGTGAACGTATCAAGTTCTGCAAAGAAGCAGAAGTTACTTATGGATATATGGAAACTCACCTAATCCATGGCCGTAAAAAACCAAGAATGGAAACCATTCAAAAAATGGTAGACGCAAGCAATCAAAAACTAACCCACAAAAGCTTATTTGAATTCTTTTTAGGAACATCAAAAACAGCTTAGGAAACAACATGAGCAAATTATCAGTTGATATATCTGCAAGTGCCAGAAATGACGTCTCTCGTATATTGCATGGCCTTGATATAAGCAATCAAAAAGAGATTGCTGAACATTTAAAGGTTGATCCAAGCACAATTACTCGGCTTAAAACAGACAAGAAAAACAATGGCTTGAATGAGATTGAAATGTTTTGCGAGCTATTGAGTTTGCTTGGATTAAAAGTCGTTCCTAAAGATTATCAAAGCATTGATAAGGAACGTGTTGCTGCACTTTTAGTTATGTCTAAAAGCTGGATGAACCGTATAGAAACAGTTGATGACTTATTTCATGACGAAATCAGTGGTCAAAAGGAAAAGCTAGGATATTAAAAAAGCCTGATCTCGGAAATCAGGCTTAGTTAATTCAATTACTGGCTAGAGGAATCGAATATGCAAACTAATCTATCAAATCAAGAGCAAATAATCCAGAGCTGGTTTGAGCCAGCGCTTTATACGCTGAATCAATTAATCGAAAAGCGGAAAGAGAACCTTCGCCGTATCAATCGTGACGAAAATAATGCGGCTGTATTAAGAGATGAGCTCATTGAATCTCTGTCTTACCAACATGGCATTACTTTTTATTTTGCTGGTGAGGTTGTCGCTAGTTTGGGTCGAGCTAAAAAAATTCGATTCTTGGGTCGTTTCATCCAAGCAGTAGAAGGCGGTGAAGCATGAAAGATAGATTTTACTTAGCTTGCTTCCGCGACAACGTAGGGTCAAATGTGAGCTTCCAGCGCCATGAGTTTCGAGGCTACCACACTGATATTAGCCAAGCTCATGTTTGCACACGGGAAGAGGCCCAATATCATTTTGATCATGCTCGTGAGTATGATCGCCCAATATCTGCTGACCATGTTGATGAATTGGCTGTTTGGAAAGTTGATCATCAATACATTCCTAATGAAACCCAAATAATTGATGGCGTTATAGGCTATGCCGTTTTTGTAAAAGGGCAATACGATGGAAATGATGTTTTTTGGCTAAATAAAAAGAGCTTTGAAACTTCTACAGATTTTGAATTGGCTTCTTATTTTTCATCAGAAGAAATAACAGAATTAGGTAAGCAATATATCGCAATACCTTACTACTTGGCGGAAAAGGCCAAAAGAAGAACCTTTGATTTTAGTAAATATAAATATCGCACTATGACACAAGGAGCAGGCTTAAAAATGCCAGCTCATCTTAAGAAAGCTAAACGCCGTGTAGAAAATCCAAAGTCTCGTTTTAACTGCCCAAGTTGCGGAAAGATCGTATGGCAATACAACCCATATGAATTTGATCACTGTGATCATTGTGGCCATATCGGGGATTAATGAATGAATTATTACCAACACCATATAGGTGACTTTAACAATGCGACTCGCCACCTCAGTTTAATTGAGCGTGCGATTTATCGCGACTTATTAGATATGTATTACGACACTGAAAAGGCAATTGATGCTTCAAGCATTGATCGGCTAGCACGTCGTTTGCAATGCACAACTGAAGACCAGAAAGAAGCACTTAAATACGTTCTTGATGAGTTTTTTACGCTTGTAGATGGTGTGTATCGTAATAACCGCTGTGAACGTGAAATTGCTGAATTCCACGGTAAAAAGAAACAGGCTAGCGAGGCTGGTAAAGCGTCTGCTGCAAAACGTGCAGCGAAAAAGAAAGGATCGTCTAACAACGGTTCAGCTAGTGATGATCAAACCACCAACGAAAATTCAACGGTCGTTGAAAATCCGTTAAACGAAGAACAAACGGGCGTGCAACCAACCAATAACCATAAACCATTAACCATAAACCAAGAACCATTTATAGATAGTAGTAGTAATGCGCGTGGAGAAAATTCGCAATTACCTCCAATTCAATTTGCTCAGTATCAGATCAATGATCACAAGCGTTACTCAATGCGTGAATTCATTTCTGAATACAGCGAGTTTCAATACGATTTCATCTCACTTGCTCAACAAAGATTTGTTTCAGTTCCTGAGATCGACTTGAGAACCATGATTCAAAACTTTGGTGACTGGCACTTTGCAAACGAATCAAGCTCATTGAATACACCAAGCATCTGGCTGGTTAAGTGGTTTTCTTGGGTACAAAACAACGAGAAACAAATTGCTGCTAACCGCAAGAAGCAAGAGCAAATCACTACTGCTGGTCAAAAACCACAAGAGCCAGGTTACTTCTCAAATCTTTTTGAAGAACAAAACCAATCTCAAATCGTGGATGTAACCCCTTCAAAAAAGTTTCTAGTGAGTGAGGAGGTGGGTCATGCATGAGATTACCTTGAACGAAGTGCGCCAATTAATCGCATCTCTTCGCACTGTTTACGCTGCTCAGTTCAACAAGCAATTCCCAGTAATAGGTGAAAGCGCAATCCCTCTGTCGGTAGTTGAACAGATCGCACTTAAAACACTTGTTGGCGTTCAACAAAATCAATTTAACAACGCACTTGGTCGATTGCTTACAGCTGGTGGTCGCTTCATGCCCTCATTTGCTGAGTTTCGTACTTGGTGTATCGGTGAAAGTTGGATGTCACCTGAGGAAGCTTGGTCACGTGCTTGCAAGTTCACAGCAGACCGTACGGTGATCATTACCCAAATCACAAAATACGCTTTAGACGAAGTTATGTATTTGATCGAAGCGGGTCAAATGAGAGCAGCTCAAGATAATTTCTTTGGCACTTACAACGTAATGGTTGCTAAAGCGCAATTAAAAGGCCGTCACCAGGAATTTTATACACCGCCGCTACAACTAGAGCACAAAGAGCCTGAGCACGCTCCAGTAAGCAATGACGAAGCACAAAAGCATCTTAAATCCCTAATGGACCGTCTAAAAATCAATGGGCGTAAAACTGCGCCAGTACAAAAGCTACAGGCAAAAGAAAAAGAGCCTGAACAGAAACAAGAGTTAGGGCCAGATCCTTTTGACAATCCGCACGAATATGCAGAGATGTGCCGTCGTGAAGGGACACCAATTCCTAGAAATATTCAGCAGTTAATTGATGGGGCGAATGTATGAAACACAATATTGTCTCTGTTTCTGGTGGAAAAGACTCTACAGCAACTTTGTTGTTAGCAATGGCATGGGATGTAGAAAATTTACAAGCAGTATTTGCTGACACAGGGCATGAACATCCAGCAACTTATGAATATGTCGAATATTTAGAGCAAATCTTAGAAATCCAAATTCAAAGAGTTAAGGCTGATTTTAGCTTTGAGATTGAAAGCAAGCGCGAATATGTGAAAACCAAATGGCCAGAAAAAGGGGTTTCTAACTCAGTTATAGAAAATGCTTTAGCTGTTCTTAAGCCTACTGGCAATCCTTTTTTAGATTTGTGCCTTTGGAAAAATAGATTTCCATCAACACGTGCACGTTTCTGTACATCCGAATTGAAAGTTAAGCCGATCCAGCAATTGTTCTATCCAATTTTAGAAGATGGACACATGATTTTGTCATGGCAAGGAGTACGTGCAGATGAGTCTTTGGATCGTAAATACCTTCCTGAATGTAATGAGGTTATTCAAGGACTTTACAACTACAGACCAATCTTGAAGTGGTCAGCAAAAGATGTTTTCCAAGCTCATACAGACATGGGTATAGACCCTAATCCTTTATACAAACAAGGCATGGGGCGTGTTGGTTGTATGCCGTGCATTAACTGCAACAAAGATGAGCTAAAGGAAATTGCAAAACGTTTTCCTGAGGAAATTGAACGTGTAGCGGAGTGGGAGCGAATTGTAGGATTAGTTTCAAAGCGCCAATCAGCAACCTTCTTCACTTCTGATTATCGAGGGCATGGCATTCACCAGCTGGTGGAATGGTCCAAAACTGTGAGAGGTGGTAAGCAATACGATTTAGTTGAGCAAATGACAGGTATAGAAGCTTGTTCATCTGCTTACGGTTTATGTGAATAGGGGCAGGATCATGAATAAATTCGAGATTTTAGCGTGGGGGTTACTCATTTCATTTTTTACCGCAGCTATAAGCGGTGCGGTGGTTTTGTGGTGGTTGGCGAGAAAGGAGGCAATTGAGGAATGAGTTCAATGAGCCTTGCTGAATACCGTGAATTATTTCCTATTCAGAAAAGTAAAAAGCGCCGTTCAGCAAAGCAAACACGAGAACCAAGTGTAGGGGAGGTTTTATTAGCAACTCATCTTAAAGCCTGCAAGATTGAATTTGAGCAGGAATATAAATTCCATCCAAAACGTAAGTGGCGGGCGGACTTTTTAATTACAGGTACAAAGATATTGGTAGAGGTCGAAGGCGGGATCTGGAGCGGAGGTCGCCATACAAGAGGGAAAGGGTACATCGGGGATATGGAGAAGTATAACTCTGCGTCAATGATGGGTTTTACAGTTTTACGGTTCTGCACAGAACAAGTTAAAGCAGGTGTAGCAATTAAACAAATTGAGCAATTGGTGAGAGGTAAAAACTGATGAATATCGAAGTGAAAATTAAGCCAACAGTCAGAATGATGCAGAATGAGCTTGCCCAGTGGGGGAAATGGGCACGTAATGCCTCTTTTAATCCTAGTGAATTAATTTATAAATCTCCAAGTTTAGGATTAATGCGACTAAAAGAGGGATTTAAATCTAAAGGTATTCAGGTTACTTTGAATGATGAAGCACTAGTTGCAATTGATCATTTAGTCATGCAGTTAAAGTTATCTCGACCAGATTTATACCAATGGATTGAATTTCATTATTTAAAAGGGTATCCAGTTGCAGTTCTGGCTACACATACAAAAGTTGATCGAAGAAATATTGATAAATATTTGTTAGCAGCAGAAACATGGCTAGATAGTAGACTTGAATCTATTTGTCAAAATCTATGAAATATTAGTTAAGGTAATTATTAATGGCAGATGAAATAACAGTAATTCAAGCAACAATTGAAGCTGCTCAAATTCAAAAGTGGGGAACTATTTGGGGGGCAGTGATAGGTGGTATTGCAATTGCAGTAGGTGTGTATTTCTCGTGGAGAACATCTTTGCATTTGCAAAAAGAAGCAAGACTTGCGGAGACAAGGAAAAATGTATATCTAGAGCTAGTTGAAAATTACTCAAAAATGATCTTAGGTTTTCAATTATTATTATCAGAATTAGATAAAAATTGGGAATTGCAAAAAAATCTAGTTCATGCTTTTAGTACTTCACTTGATAAAGCAGCATTTATTTGTGAAACTTCAACGAAGGAACAAATATATAAATTTTTAGATGTTTTTATAGAAAAATTTCGTAATTTACAGGAAAAAATTAATCCATTAATTATTTCGAACAGCGAAATTGAAAAGTTATACTCCAGACATTCTAGATCTATTAAGCTATTTAATAATGCTTCTGAAGAGTATGAAAGAATCAAGTTATTTGGAGAGGGAATTGAGAGAATTCCATTGATACAAAAATATTTTGATGAAAAACTTAAAGAGTCTGAAGGTTACTTAAATTCGATGAATGTGCTTGGTGAAAAAATTAAAATTGATTCTAGAGAAATAAGCCCATTAATAACTGATTTAATAAATGAATCAAATATGAATGCTAATAAAGTTGTTCATCTATTAAGAAAAGAATTAGGGGCAAAGACCGATATAGATTTAGATAAGAAATTACAAAATTTAATGATCATCGAGTAGAATTATTGCATTGCGCGCAGAGATATGACATATTCGTGCTATAGTGTTCGAAGTGTAAGTAAATCACTAGTATTAAAGCTCATCATTTGGTGGGCTTTTTTAATTTGCTTTAGAAAATTAATGTTATAATAAAAGAATAGATTACTTAGGTCTGTTGTTGTAGAGGAATGCATAAGTGGTTCAGTTCCACTTGTAGTGCTAGGATTAGTTGCCTTTTGCTTATCTTTTTTGTTGTCTTGTTTAACTAACTATTCAACTGTTTCATTAAGTTTGCTGGAGGTGCGTATGGTAAAAAAACATTCAATTATTGCTTTATCCATGTTTGCGAATGGTGTGGTAATTAATCTGTTTAGTACTCAGCTTGTAGCATTGCAGACCTAAGTGATTTAATTAAAAGCTCATCAAATGATGAGCTTTTTTGTTTTGTGCTATAGTCCAGTCTAATTAAAAACTGGTACTTAAAATGAATATCTGTGTTGGTGGTGAATTGGATGGGCAGAAGATAGAAAAAGAAGGTCGATTACTTAAAGCCTCTGAAATTGATCCATCATTTGAAACCGAGTACTACAAGCAGATTTTTAACCGAGACAACATCAATTATCAATTCTGGTTGCCTGTAGGTTCTAACTTGCATGACATGTCAGAAAAAGTACTAATTATTCTTAGAGCACCTAAAAACTAGTTTTATCGTTTGCCGGACGTATTACGGCGCAAAAGAGCCCCGCTAAATATCGATTATTGGCGGGGCTTTTTCTTTTATAACCATTTTTTATTTCATTAATTTTTATTGATAAAATAAAACTTAAACATCAATAGTTATTTGAAGAAAAAATTATGAAAAATGGTATTTGCAAATTATGCGATCTAGAAAAAGAATTAAAGCGATCTCACGTTATTGGTCGAGCAGTTTTTAAAAAGGCCTTAAAAGGTGCAAATCATGCTTTGAGATTTGATAAACAGCATAATAAAGTTGTCAAAGATCAGGATCAGTGGGCCACATATATGTTATGTGGGGAATGTGAACATAAATTAAATAAGAAATATGAAGACTATTCTTTAAATATTTTAAGAAATAGAATGAAATCAGTAAAACATAAAAAGAGAAATTATCATTATGAAATTCAAGGTGTTGATCAAAAAAAGCTCATGTTGTATTTGTTATCTATTATGTGGAGAGGAATTGAATCTAACCATGAAGTTTTTAAGAAATTAAAAATTTTTGATGAATCTCCGGTAGCCAAAAATTTTTTAAAGGAAAGTGTTAAGAACGAGCGCATTTTTTTAACAGAATGTTTTGATCTCAGAATTTCAAAATTAGTAAGTTTGATCGCTCCATTTAATGAGATGGATCTAGATTTTATAACTGATATTTATTGTAATATTGATAAAAAGCAGAGAATTCGATTTTTAACCATTTTTGAGGGTTACTGTTTTGAATTTTTTTTCTTAACAGATAAATCACAGTTTCTTACAGGTTTGGGCGTACTTAAGAAAAATAAAAGTATTCTTAAAATGCCATATATTGATATTTTTTCCATTCCTGAATTTCAAAAAAGCCTTTCAGAAATGCTTGAGAGTCAAAATCAGCATTAAGTTGGAAATGTGTTGAAGGTATTATGGAACAATTTTTAACTTAAGTTATGCATTACAAAGTCCCAATTAGGGGCTTTTTTAATGGGTGAATTATGGAAGCTAACGAATACTTTTGGCTTACACGGAAAAAAGAACCTAAAACCAAACCCAAGAGTAAACCACTTCCTAAAGCTACCCAAAAGTACTTAGAGGCAGAAGAAGAATTTAGTGAAGCTTTAGATAATCTGAAAATTAAGTACGAGAAGAAATTCCAGTTTAAATCTACAAAGCATTGGCGTTTTGATTTTCATTTAATTGAACATCGAATCTTGGTAGAAATTGCTGGTGGACCTTGGTCAGGTGGTCGCAAGGGAAAGCTTAAGAACAAAGCTTGGAGCCTTGATCGTTACGATGTTGCTGAAGAGATGGGTTACACAGTAGTTCGCATTGAGACAGCAGCTAGGCATCGTATTGATGAGTCTGGACCGCTACAGATGCGAAAAGATTACGCTAGCCAATGGCTTAAAAATTTAAAGAGGCAAATATTTAATGGATCAGATCAGACCCTTCCCGCCAACGGACTTTATTGATCAGGCAGATGAAGAGGAAGCAATCCGTATAATTCCAGCACCTGATTTAAAAAAATGGGTTATTGCTAACTACTTAACGATAGGTGGACCTCTTCATAACCCAGATCATGACCATATTGCTGAGCTATTACATGATAATGAAGAGTTCTTGGCATTTGCTTGGGCTTCTTCTGCATATAAAAGCAAGCAGGCTATGGTTTTAGGCCAATGTGAAAAAGTTATGTTTAATGTCGGTGGCTGGCGCAAAGCTCGTCAAGAGCAACAAATGCGAGATTGGTTCGGAGCTGTTCCAACATACTTAATTACAGTCGATGCTTCTTTCTGTGAGCGTGCTAATGATACTGAGTTCTGTTATTTGATTGAACATGAGCTGTATCACATTGGCGTTATGAAAGACGAAGATGGCGAGATCCTTTATAGCGATAATACGGGACTACCTAAACATTATTTAGCTGGTCATGATGTTGAAGAGTTTATTGGTGTAGTTAAACGTTATGGACCAAGCAAGAACGTTAAGCGGCTTATTGAAGTCGCCAAGAATCCGCCGTTTGTTTCGGATTTAGATATTTCAAGATGCTGCGGAAACTGTGTAATCAACTGAGCCTTGCGGCTCTTTTTTTTGCCTTGTTTGTTGTACGTAGTTGTACGGAGTTGAATTTATGGCAGCACTAAAAGAGCCTGTAAAAATATTTATAGTTCAGTCTCTTGCTTGCCGTGATACCCCTCAAGAAGTAGTGGAGAGCGTCAAACAAGAGTTTGATGTTGATATTAGTCGAAGCCAATGTCAGGCATATGATCCAACAAAATATTCAGGTCGCAATCTAAGTAAGAAGTATGTAGTACTTTTTGAGGAAACGAGGGCGAAATTCGATGAGGGTTTAATAGATATTCCTATTGCGAACAAATATTACCGTCTACGGCAGTATCAAAAATACTTAGACAAAACCAGAAACGTTAAAACTGGGATGAAATTACTTGAGCAAGCGGCCAAAGACATTGGCGGGCAATTTAACAATCGCCAAGAAACGACAGGGGCAAATGGTGGTGAGGAAGGCCAATCAAAAGCTGAAATAGAACTTGAGATTAAAAAGCTTGAGCTTCAGAAGTTACAGCGTGAAGTTAATCCACCTGAGTATCGTCCACCTGAAGAGGATTACAAGCTTGTGCTGAATCCTGATGAGGAGATACCAAATGAGCCAATTCTTTAATCCTCCTGAAGGTTCAGTTCAGTTAACACCTAAACAAGCAAATATCTATTTGTGGGGCTGGCAAAAAGAAGCCCGATTTCGCGATGCTGTTTGCGGTCGACGATTTGGTAAGACTTTTCTAGCTAAAGCGGAAATGCGTAGAGCCGCAAGATTAGCAGCAAAGTGGAATGTTTCTGTTGAGGATGAAATTTGGTATGCAGCACCTACATTTAAGCAAGCTAAACGGGTTTTCTGGAAACGACTAAAACAAGCAATTCCTGCATCATGGCGAGCAGGTAAGCCGAATGAGACTGAATGTTCAATTACATTAAGAAGTGGCCATGTTATCCGTGTTGTAGGGTTGGACAATTATGATGACCTTCGTGGTTCTGGCTTATTTTTCTTAATTATTGATGAATGGGCGGATTGTAAATGGGCCGCATGGGAAGAAGTACTTCGCCCAATGCTGTCTACATGTAAGTATGTAGTTAATGGTGAACGGCGGGTTGGTGGTCATGTATTAAGGATTGGAACACCTAAAGGCTTTAACCATTGTTATGACACTTTCATGGATGGTCAGCCGGGACATGAACCAGATTGTAAAAGCTTTTCTTATACCTCATTACAAGGTGGAAATATTCCTGAGTCAGAGATCATTGTTGCTAAGCGCAAGATGGATCCTAAGACATTTAGCCAGGAATATGAGGCAAGTTTCGAAAGTTACCAAGGCGTTATTTTTTACTGCTTTAATCGTTTGCTAAGTGCATCGACAGAAACAGTTCAGGCAAATGATGTACTTCATGTCGGGATGGACTTTAACGTTACCAAAATGGCTGCTGTTGTATATGTTCGCCGTGGGGAACAAATGCATGCTGTTGATGAGTTCGTGAATCTCTTTGATACCCCAGCAATGATTGAGGCTATTCAGGAGCGTTATCCTGATCATGAAATTGCTATTTATCCCGATGCTTCAGGTGAGAATCGAAAGTCAAGTAATGCAAGTGAAACGGATCTAGCATTACTCAGAAAAGCAGGATTTAAAGTCCTTGTGAACAGTAGAAACCCTGCGGTTAAAGACCGTATCAACTCAATGAACAGCAGGCTCTGTAATACCTTATCTGAGCGCAGACTCTTTGTGAACGTAACAAAATGTCCGCACTTCGCTAAATGCTTAGAGCGTCAAATTTATGATGATTATGGCCAGCCTGATAAAAAGTCAGGGTTTGACCACATGAATGATGCAGGAACCTATCCGATCGCTTATCTATTTCCGATCGACAAAAAATCTGTTGGGGTTCGTAGAATTCGCGGCATGTCTTAAACAATGCACCTTTATAGGTGCTTTTTTATTGGTGTTTTTATGGCAGTTACTGATAAACATCCGCAGTATATTGCTGCGCAAATTGCTTGGTTAATTATGCGTGATGCCGTAGCTGGCGAAGAGCAGATTAAACAGGCACAGATCAAATACCTTTCTAAATCTGCAGGGATGATCGAGGCAGAAAAGCAGGGTGATAAGACTGGAGAGATTTATAAGGCCTATCTAAGTCGAGCTCAGTATCCGCTATGGGTTCAGGACGCATTACGCACAATGATCGGGTTAGTTTCAAAGCTTGAGCCGAATATTGTAATTGAAAGTTCTCTTTTAAAGGGCTTGATAGAGAATGCCACAAATGACGGTTTTGGACTTAAACAGCTCTTTATTCGCATTTGTTCAGAGTTACTAGAGTTTGGGCGCTGTGGGCTGCTTGTCGATGTTGATGCTAACGGAGTGCCATATTTCGCCTTATATGATGCTCTATCAATCACTAACTGGAAGGAAAACAGTATCGGTGGTCGAAAGGATCTAAAGCTGTTAGTGCTCGAGGAGCAATTTGATAATAGTGAAGATGAATTCGGACACGAAACTAAAACGGTTCACCGCGTTCTATCTATGGATGATGGAGCTTTAGCGGTCCGATTGTTTGATGGCTCACATGTGGAGGATAAAACTCCCGATCTCGGCGGTAATCAACTTTCTTTCACACCATTTGTTTTTTGCGGTGCCACTAGTAATTCCCCAGATGTTGGTACCGTACCACTTCTGACAATGGCCAAGGCTGCTCTGAAGTATTACCAACTTAGTGCAGATTATTACCAGTCTCTTCACCATACGGCTCATCCGCAACCTTGGATTAATGGTCTTGAAGGTGACGAAGATATTAGTGTCACTGGTGTTATGGCTGTCTGGAGTCTTCCGGGTGATTCTCAGTGTGGGTATCTGGAAATATCAGGCAGTGGGATTGAACTCACTAAAAAGGAAATGGATGCACAGAAAAATGCAGCATTAGAAGCCGGTGCCAAGGTAGTCGATACGAATACACAAGAATCAGGTGAGGCACGCCGTGCACGACAGGATGACCAGCAGGCAAGTCTTCACAGTATCGTGATGTGTGCAGCTGCAGCAATTGAACAAGCCATTAAGTATGCAGCGCAGTGGTTAAAGCTGGATTCGACAAAATATTCATTTACGGTTGAACCTGAGTTTATTGTGCAGGTCACGGATATTAATCTTGCAAAACAGCTTTATGAGGGTGCTATTTCAGGGAAAAACTCTTTCCGCACATATTGGGAATACCTGATGACAGGTAAATTACCAGCTCACGACTATCAGGAAGAAGTGAAGCGGGTTGAAGGTGAACGGGACAGTATGCCGTTGTAGAGGTGACGTATGGCTTCAAAAGAAGATAAATCGCTGATTGAAATACTTACCCAACATCAGGCGTATTTATATCGGGTGTCTTCTCAATCTGTTAAAGAGCTATTAAAAATCTTTAATGATGAGTCAATATTAATGTTGGCAAAGCTTCGGGATTTGCTTGATGAATTAAATGATTCTGAAAAGATGGCTCTAGCAAGTGGACAGTACACTACAGCTAATCTGAAAGAAGTTCGTAATTTGATTGCTCAGTGGTTCCTTGGACTAAATACTGCATTACCTGAAGCTTTCGCTGTTTCTGCTACTGCCTTGGCAGTTTATGAAGCTAATTACACGGCGAAGCTATATGGAGGCAAGATCGAAAAGCCAAATGGTGAAAAGCTATATACAGCAGCTAAAAAAGTACCCTTAGTAGGTGGAGCATTAGTTGATGATCTTCTTTCCAAGATTGCTGAGACTGCACGCCAAAAAGTTGAATATGCAATTCGGGATGGCATTAACTCAGGTAAAACAAATCAGGAAATAGTTCAGCGTATTCGCGGCACCAAGCGGCTTAATTATGAGGATGGGCTTCTAAGTAGCAGTAAGACTGATATCGACCGTACGGTGAGAACAGTTCGCAGTCATGTGGCCAATCAAGCCTATTTAAATAGCTTTAATCAATTGGGCTTTGAATACGTAAGACTGGTTGCAACGCTGGATGGAAGAACATCTAAGCTTTGTGCAACACTTGATGGTACCGTATGGGAGATTAACGATCCAGCAAAACGGGTACCGCCGTTACATCCTAACTGCCGGAGCATTTTGGTACCAGTCGAAAAAGATGGCCTGCTTGTTGGCGAACGGCCATTTGTAATGGACGAACGCCGAGTCAAAGACATCCCGAAAGATGAGCGCAGCCAATTAATAGGGCAATTGGATGCAAACACCACATTCAAAGAGTTCTTCATGAAGACAGATAACTTCTTCCAAAAAGAGTGGCTAGGGCCAAAGCGTTTCAAGCTCTATAAAGATGGGAAGTTCGATTTTGATAAGTTCTTCGATCCGGAAGGGCGGCTTTACACATTGGACCAACTTAGAAAGTTGGATGAACAAAGATTTAAGGATTTGGGCTTATGAGTGAAACAAAGGTAAAACACTTAGTGCTTAAGCGTCACCCAACCTTAAAAGGTTATCTGGTTATTTGTGATGAAGAAACTGGATTGCCACTAGCTGGTCAAAGAGCTGTACAGATGAATTGTGATGCCTTAAACGGACCTGCAATGATTACTGTGACTTTTGAAGCTTATGGTGATAGTGGTGTTCGATTGGAAGGTGATGATCCTAGAAAAATTTCAACAAAGTAAATGTAGCTAAAGGTCTCATAAATGACTGAAAAAACTATCACTATGTCAGATGCTCAATATATTTTGAGCATTAAGCTTATTTTAGTTCCGTTTATTCGGCTTAAGATTTCTAGAGCAATGGCAATTTACGGTTATTCATTTGAAAGAATGAAAGCACTTGCAGCTCTTTAACTAAAGCTTAATTTTAACCATAGCACCTTCGGGTGCTTTTTTTGTGAGTAAGAAAAATGCCAAGTCCAATTATCCAATATTTTAAGTATGAACATTTACCGGAACATTTGCAGCAAGTTAGCAAACCAATAGGTGATTTAGCTAAGCAAATGGATGAACTGTTGCCTGATGGCCCTGAAAAATCAACGGGTTTACGAAAGCTACTTGAAGCTAAGGATGCATTTGTACGCCAAGCTGTCAGTAAATAATTATTTAAAGAAACGAAATACAGCGTCCTAATGGGCGCTTTTTTAATGCCTTGAGATAAGGCTTTATCCAAATCAAACGAGAGGTTTGAACATGTCATTGCCATTTATTGTTGATTCACTTGATGCCATCAAAGAAGAGCACCGCGCTTTATATGTTGAGGAAAACGGGAAGTTTCGCCTTGACTTAGACGGCTATGAAGATCCTAAGGGCTTGAAAACTGCACTTCAAAGCGAGCGTGATGCTGCTAAGACTGCAAAACAAGAACTCCAGAAACTTCAAAAACAGTTCGAAGGGATTGATCCTGAAATTGTTAAAAAGGTCTTTTCTCAGATTGATCAAGATGAAGAAGCCAAGCTAATCGCTGAAGGCAAAATTACCGAAGTGATTCAGAAGCGCACCGAGAAGATGCGTGAAGAACATGAAAAGTTACTTAAAGCCGAAAAAGACCGTGCTGACAAAGCCGAGGCTTATGCAAATAAGTTTAAGGAATCAGTAATTCAAGGGCAAATCGTTCAAGCAGCTGTAGAGCTTGAAGCATTACCTGAAGCAACAAGTGACATTGCGTTTTTAGCTAAATCAAAGTTTGCATTAGATGAAAACGGTAAAGCAGTTGCTGTTGATGAAAACGGCGAAGTGATTATTGGCAAAGATGGCCAGACAGCATTATCGCCAAAAGAGTGGGTGGAATCTCTACGCGAGCAAAAGCCTTACTTCTGGCCTAAACCTAATGGTATGGGTGCACCAGGTAGTAACAATTCAAAAGGTCAACCTGACATCTTAAAAGCAGATGGTACGGTGAATATGACCAAATTGGCGCAATTACGAAATGAAAATCCGCAACTAGCTAAAGAGCTAGCGGCAAAACACGGTATTAAACTTTAAGGAGTAAAGCCTAATGGCTGAGACAAAAATTGCTGATGTAATCGTACCCGAGTTATTTACTCCGTACGTATTAAATAAGACTGCCGAGAAGTCTGCATTATGGCAGTCAGGCATTGTTGGGGATTTGGATGTAGATGTGGCTTTCGGAACAGACGGTGGTACTACTGTAAATATCCCATTCTGGAATGATTTAAGTGGTGAGTCAGAAGTACTTTCAGATTCAACCCCTTTATCTGTAAATAACATCACTTCAGGCAAAGATATTGCGATTCTTCATGCACGTGGTAAGGCATGGGGCGCTAATGATTTGGCTAAAGCATTATCTGGTGACGATCCACTTGGTGCGGTTGGTGATCTGGTAGCAGATTACTGGTCGCGTGAGTTTCAAGGTTTTACCGTAAATACACTTAAAGGTGTGTTCGGTGCGGCCAGCATGGCAGGTAATACTCACGATATTTCTGCTGGAACTGGAGCTGCCGCTGTAATTGATGGCGTATCTTTTGTTGATGCTTCATACAAGCTTGGGGATGCCGTAGACAAA